GTAGAATGAACGGCTACCCATCCAGACTGCGCCCTTGTCTACAACAGCAACAGCCTGACTAGATACAATGCCACATGATGTTCCAATCCGTTCAATGCCAAAGACATAAGGTGGGCCACTGTAGGTAGCCACATGAGCGTCTGTGTCAGTCAGTATTAATGCTTGGTTTTGCACCCTTACACCACATTGAATACGGCCTGTAGTCTGTAGTTCTAAGCTACCAGCCTCATTAGTCGCTGCTGGTGTCCAGACAGTATTATCTTCACGATCTGACCATTGCACTAGGCGTGGATTACCACCAGCACCAAGGCACATTAAGAATCTTTCTTCTGTGACTAGGATTGAGCGATTATTGACGGGTGCGTTAGCTATTACGGCTGCAATGGTTCCAGTGTTTAACTGCCACTCGTAAACTTTACCATCTGAACTTGAACAGGCTACCAAATACTGGCCCCATGAATCAGAAGACCAAGTGGTTGCTGGCGTAATAGTTACTGATTCTTGTCGTGCTGTGCCGTAGTATTCTTGCCCGTAGAATGAATTACCATAACCTACTGGTTGTAACGCATCTTCATTGCCTGCTGTAAATCCCGTGGGTGTAATGTCGTACTGAATACCAGCACCGCTATAGATGTATAATTTATTGTAACTTCCTGCACTAATCCAACGATCTGAGCTATTGTCAATCCAAGAGTGCATACCACGCACTTGACCAGCACTAGCAGTATCGCTACGGGTACGCCAGCCACCAATGGGGCGTAATGTATCGTCAAACCAGCGTACTAGGTTAGAGTCACGCCAGCGACCTTGTGACTGCAAATCAGTGCCGTTACGGTATACGCCAGCAGGTAAGTTTAGCGGTACTAATGCCATAAGTGCCTCACATTTTGTTCATTAGATAAGATGAAACACCGCCTAAAATTGCTGCTAAAACAATCACACCAGCCGCCATTCCCTTACCTTTAGCTAGCTGTATCTCTTGGGCCGCTAATCGGTCATTCAACTTAGTCATTGTGCGCGTCAACGATTCAACGTCTTTATTTAACTGCTGTACTGCGCTGACCAACTGGCCTGCTTCAAAATCTGGCATCCCTGACATCTTAATAAGTCCTTATGTAGTAAAATACGCCAAATGCAGCAGCGACTATGATTATAACAATACCTAGCGCAATTAACCCGTCATTTATATTTGAGTTGATCTTAGCCTGCCGAACCTTGCGATTTTTAGATTCTGCTTTTTGTTTCTTACGAAACTCGTCCCTGAACTGGCAATACTTATAGTAGCCCTGAATAGACTGCTTGTTGAGCATCCACTCAAGTTCTTTTTCTTGCCGCTCTATAGCCTGTTTAGCTTGGTAGGCAGCTAGTACATCACCAGTGCCTAATTTAGCCTTCTGCTCTATAGCTTGGCTTGCACCAAAGTATTTTGTTAATGCAGAACCAGCGTCAGCAACCTCACGACCATTTGCAAGTGTTTGTTTTATAACGGAAAAGGCCGCATTCGCAATAGCCAACTCTGCTAACATACCCAAACCCTCCGTGAATAATCATGTATTTCATACGGCTTTTGAGTTGGTTGTACTACCAAATATTCGGCCTTAATTTCTTTAGTCTGCGGCTCAATTACATGAGTCATGCCCTGTGGTGCTACTAATGATGAAACGTGTACAGGGTACAACTCAAGTGGGCTGCTCCACATTAGTACGCCTTAGATTTCTTCTTTGGCTTTGCTGGTGGACGGCCTTTTTTGGTTCCGTATGTTCCCTTCCCTTTTGGCATGGCTAAACCCTCTATTTAATTTTCTTTCTAACGGCTGCTGACAATTCTTTCTTGTGGAATAAGTCTTTGCTTGACTTGGTATGTTTAGCACCCGTCATGGGTATGCCATTAGATTTGTGCATTGCACCTTTATGTTCAGTGCCGTTTTTTAAATAATGCTTCACGCCTTTCATTTCTTCTTACCCTTTTTAGCTACGGGCTTTGCTGTCTTAGCGGCCTGTTTAAAAGCATTAGCTGTGGGCCTACCCTTCATGCCTGCTTTCTTCATGGTTTCGCCAGAGCCAGCTTTAATGCGTTTCTTTTTTGCTGCTATGTTTCTATATAGGCTCATGCTAATTCCTCACCATTTTGTCTTTGCTGACCAAAAGGCCGCACTGGTCTTGCCTTTGGCTATGTTCTTAGCGTGACGCGCTTTAAATGACTTGCGCTTTGCTTTCATAGCGTCTGATTCGCCAGCTTTGGGCTTGCCTGCTGTAGACGCACCTTTCTCGCCAAAGCGGATCATGCGGTCTTTACCATCATCTTTAATAAGTACAACGTGGCTCTTTGTGCCTTTAGCAGACGCTTTAGGCTTGTTGTAGCCTGCAAACTTCTCACCGCGATACGTTATAGCCATTATTTACTCTAGCGTAGAGGCTGTATCACGTTCAGTGCGAGTCACATAATCTTCACGGGCTGTCACCAGAGCCACAAAGTCTGCTTGGTTGCTTGGGATAGGGTCTGTAAAGCTAGCGTCATTCATTAGCTTAGTCGTCCACTCCTGTTGCATACGTTTCCAACAGTTGTTCTTCTTGCCTCTGACTGCATCTTGTACCCAATCGTTGATGCTGAGTAAATCGTTAAGCATTACTGCTTGTTCGGTGTCTGTAACTTCTACTGTGATTGTTAATGTTGCCATTAGTATTTCCTCGTTTATGGTGGGTTATTTCGCCCTGTTGTTTAGCAGACTAAGTAGCCTGTAAATCTTGTCTCATTATTTATACTGGAAGCTACATTTCCACTGTTAAGATAATATTGAACGTATGCAACATCTCCAGCATCCATATCCGTAAGTACACTGCTACTGATTCCAAAATATCCTACGTTTGCAGAGTACCCACTAGTTCCCATAATTGTGTAATGCTGTCTATTTGATGTTTCTATATTTACATAAAAATAATCCGCATTAGTCTGCAAGTTATCTAAACGCATAGTTAAATTGAGTTGATACCTACCAGTAACAGGAGCAGTAAATTTATTCGTTGATGCGTCAAAGTCTGCGTTGTTGTCAAATACCTCAGTACAGTTCAGAGTGTGCCAAGTGGTTACAGCAAGATTGCCAGTGCTTACCGCTCTGGCTGAGAAAGCTGGCTGCAAAGGCTTGGTGACTATGCCAGCAGCGTCTATATTTAAAGAGTTAACGCCTGACTGATAAAGTTTAGTTACACCCGAACCTGTGGCTTGTACAATTAAATCATTAGCTGTGCTGCCTGTAATATATTCAGATGCACCTATTCTTCCTGCTGTGTTAGCGTCTTTTGATACAGTAACAAAGCCGCCACTTACGTCCAACTTAGATAGAGGCGAGGCAGTGCCAATGCCAACATTTCCTGCTGAATCAGCAACCAGTTTATTTGGGCCTACATCAATGGTAGTGCCTGTAATCGTAGTAGCCATTTCTTACCCCTTCGGAATTGATGTTTTGATTGCGGCTATAGCATCTTGCCAAGTTGTAGTGCCATTGACTAAATCATCGTAGCGCATTTCATCTTGGTTTAACTTGTCGTATTCAGCCTTGCGTGAACGTGCGTAGGCTTGTGAGTCGTACTGGCTTTGCAACTCAATAATCTTGGCCTGTATTGCGCTGTCGGTAGGCTGGTCTTGCTCGCTATCCAACCACTCAATAACCTCGCCACGAACCACCCACTGAGCCAAGGGTGTTAGTGCTTGGAGTGCATCTGGTATAGTAATCATCCTTTTATCTCCATGAGGGTTAATTCCAAAGGCCCATTTATTGTAACTGTTCCCGGGATACCTCCCCTTTGTACAAATACTTCATAAGTAATTGCGGTTGTTGCGGCAGGAGAATCCAATGTGTGCATAGTCCCTACAGGAACAGTTTGATTTCCACCTTGTTGCGCAGTGTAGTAATTAACTTTAGAAACGTCAGTGCCTGACCGCCTTAGATGAACATTTATTGAAGTGTTAGCAGCGAGAGTTGTTACGCTTTGACATAGAAACATTGCTAAAATCTTGTTAGAAGTTGATGAGGGAGTTATCGCTAAACTCATACCAGTAGTTATAAAAGTTCCAGATGTTAGGCTTAACCCAGCAGAACCTTTATTAGTCAAAACTTGAATCACCGAGCCACTGGGCATCTGAGCAGAGCCTAACGCTGGCAAACTAGCCGTAGTCATACCACTTAACTGGTTAGATAACGCTATCGTGCCACTGCCATTGGCTGTCTCAAGCGTGTCTACTTTTATTTTAGAAGCCATTACACATTCTCCAATGCTTCAATGCGAGCAATTAACTCTT